ACACCACCGACCCCGCCGCAATCCGAGAGCAATAACCGATCTTGATATTGCCAAGCACCTTTGCCCCGGCACCTATCATCACGCCATCCCCGATTTTCGGATGCCGGTCGCCGTCTTCCTTACCAGTGCCGCCAAGCGTCACGGAATGCAGCATGGACACATTATTCCCCACCACTGCCGTCTCGCCGATCACGATCGAATGGGCGTGGTCAATCATAATGCCGCGACCCAGTTTTGCCGCAGGATGGATATCGACTCCGTAAACCTCTGATACCCGCATCTGCACGAAATAGGCCATATCACGGCGGCCCTGCGCCCAAAGCCAATGCCCGATTCGGTAGGCCTGTACCGCCTGAAAGCCTTTGAAAAACAACAAGGGTTGCAAAAGACGGCTGCAAGCGGGGTCACGGTCAAACACCGCCGTTATATCGGCGCGCGCCGACCGTCCCAGAGTTGGATCGGCGGCAAACGCCGCATCGGCAATTTCGCGCAAGATCTGTTCGCTCATCTCACCCGAGGTGAGTTTAAGCGAGAAACGGTAGGCCAAAGCGCGTTCGAATGATGGGTGATGCAAGACGCTGGAATGGATCAAACCGCCCAAAAGCGGTTCTGCGGCAATGGCTTGCACGGCTTCGCTGCACACCTTTTGCCAAACGGGATCCATCGCTGCGATATTCGATTTTTGTTCGGCCATGGGCATTCTCCAGCGTTTCTGGCTGTAAGCTTACCGCATTCAACGGGTCATCGTCCATTGCTTGCGGCAGTGATTTCCGTCCCGATGCCGCGAATGTAATTCGCCTGCCGCGCGTTTCCAGCACATAACCTGCGCAATCGTATCGCGCATCGCCTCCAAATAGGCCAAGTCACCTGCGAAAGGTTCGGGCGGTTTTGGATGCGCAGCACAGGCCGCCAAAAGGCTGCCATTGCCCCAAAGCGGGTGCGGCCGGCCCAATCGTTTCATGACCTTGTCAGCGATATGGGCATGGTCCAGAAGGGCCTGCACAGTGCTTGCACGGTCGGCACTTTGCTGCCCCAGCACCGACCGCGCGACAGCGATGATATCGCCGATCATGATTTGCCGCATGGCCGCGCCTAAATGGGCAGCGTGGCAAAGGAGCCGGGGCCAAAGCGGTCCGAAAGCTGGGCCACGGCCAGAACGCCCGGCCCATCCGCCGTTTGCATAGCGCTGGTATAGATCCAGCTTGATTGCCCCACCATCACCTCGCGCACAATCGAACCCCCAGCCAGCACCCGGACGAGGTATTGCTCCTGCGCCTCGCCCAAGGGCACTTCGAAGGAATCCCAACTGTCGCCGTCAATCCGCGTGCGCCGCACCCAACGCGCCGCCAAATCGCCGTTGGGCAAGGGCGTGATGCGCAGATGCACGGGAGCGTAGGGGCGCAGCCCGATCCCTGCAAACGCCTCAACCCTATGGACGACATTAGGGTCATCCACCCCACGCGCCAAAGCGCCGATGCGGTAATTGCGCGCGAGACCACGGGTGGAGGGGGTCAGGACCAGCTGGCTCAACGCGCTGTCAATCAGCACTACGAGGCTGCCCGTTGGCCACGCCTCCGGCACGACCCCATCGGTCCCCAACTGCCCGCGCAGCCTTTGGCTGATCTCATATACCCCCGGCGCAATCAGGCTGGCGTTTTGAAACTGCAACACCTCCCACAGGTTGGCGCTGCCATCACCAATTGCCAAAACATTTGCCCCGCCCAGCACCGCCAAGCGGTCGGCACTCGACAAGGCCCCCGCGCTCAACCGGATGCGCAGCGGCTCCCCACGATCCCATAGGCCGGGCTTGGCTGTACGCAGCGGTGTCTCGGTCACGCCAAGGGTGGCGCGCTGGGTGACAACCCGGTTCAGCGCATAGCCTGCGTCCGATACCGCATCCCAAACCCCAACCGATTGTGGCCAAGGCGTTGATGTCACAGCAATATGGGGCGCATGTTCCACCTCGTCGCCTGTCAGCAAAGGCAGGTCCAGAAACACCGGATAGACCGGGGTTGATGGCATGAACTGGCTTACCTGCCGCCGCACCTCCACGGTATCGGCAGGGGTATAGACCGCGCGTTCGGTGCGCACCGCTTCAATCAACGCGGCCTCTGCATGTTCCAAACGGTCAATACGGTAGGTCTGGCCGCCAAGCGCCACCAAATCCCCCGCCCCAAGCCGCGCGAATGAGCGCGGCAAGGAAAACCGGGCGGTATCGCGCGACACCCGGGCCTCTGACAGCCAACGCTCGGCGATGCCCTGCCCTTCGCCATCTGTCAGAGCCAGCGACAGATCGCTTTGCGACACGCCAAAGCTTTCCTCATCGGGAAAGATCGCCTCCACTTGGCGCACCCCAAAATCAGCTTCAGCCTCAATGAAATTCAGCCGCACCCGGCCCGCCGTCTCTGCGTCTGGCGTACGCAAGGTTTCCAGCGTGCCGTCCAGCGCCTCGGTTTCCACCAGATGTGCCGTGTCCACGATCTGCGGGCGCTGATTGCCCCGCATCTGGAATATCAGCACCCCGTCCCGCTCCACCGCCTCAAAGCCGTAAGCCAGCATCAGGGGCTGCAAGGCCGCCCGCGCTGTGCCTATCCCGTCCGGGGTATAGCCGCGCACCACCCCGAACAGCTTTGAGACATCGAAGGCCACAAGGCCAGATCGTTCACAAATCTCGGCCAACACAAGGGCAAGCGGCAGATTCGTGCTGCGCCCCGTGATCCAATGGCCGCGGCCATAATTCTCACCGTCCGACCATAACGCGCCGTCATTGGGGAATTGTGGAAAGGGCCGCGCATCCCAGGCCCAGACATGGGCGCGTGCCATATCCACCATCGCGCCCGGATACAGCGCCGATTGTGGATTGGCGGCAGGATCGGCCCATTCCAAAGCCATCGCGCGCAGATATTGCATCTGAACCGTATCATCGCGCCGCCCGTTGGACTGTTTGGGCAGGCTGGATTCCGACGATTTCGGGTCCAGAAACTTGTTCGGCTGGTTCGTTCCCTTGTCGATCGCCGCACAGCCATATTCCGTAAAGCGGATCGGCTTGGATTGTGGAATCCAATCGCTGGGGGCCAAAAGCCGCACCCCGTCAATCCGGTTGTGATGCGGGTTCAGCCACCAGCTTTTCAAATCCTTGTAGCGGAAAACCCATGGCTCCTCAAACGCGCCATCCGCAATCGGCAAACGCCGCTGCGCTGCCTCACCCTCCGGGCTGTCATAATACCAATCAAACCCCTCACCACCCATGACATTTGCGCGCAGGTAGTCCAGATCATAGATCGCCTCAAAGGACGCATCGGCATGGTCATCGCCGTTGCGCCAATCAGACAACGGCATGTAATTGTCGATCCCGATGAAGTCGGTATTGGGATCCGACCACAGCGGATCGAGGTGAAAATAGACATTCCCATCTGTATGATAGCCAAAATACTCCGACCAATCGGCGGCATAGGTGATCTTGGTATCCTGCCCCAGAATGGCACGCACATCGGCTGTCAGTTGGATCATCGCAGCCACCGCCGGAAAGCTGTGGCCCGGCCCGCGAATTTGCGTCAGGCCCCGCATCTCGGAGCCGATGCAAAACGCATCCACCCCGCCCGCGGCGGCGCACAGATGGGCATAGTGCAGAATAAAGCGGCGGTAGCGCCATTCCGACGGACCGGTGTAGGAAACAATCCCGCCAGACACCGCAAAATCCGAAGCCTGCGCGCTGCCAAAAAACCCGTCCACTTCTGCAATGGCGGCAGCAGTCTGGTCCGGGCTGCCAACGCGCCCCGGTGCCACCGACAGTGTAATCCGCCCCCGCCATGGCAGTTTCGGCTGGCCAACCACACCTGAATAAGGGTCGGGCAAGCTGTTTCCCGCTAATTGGTCCATCAAGACAAAAGGGTAGAACATAACCTCCTGTCCGCCCTCCCGCACCGTCTGAATGGCCTCGATCACCGATGCATCCGCCGGGGTGCCGCCATAGATCGACCGCCCGTTTTCGCGCATGATCTCTTGCGCCTGCCCGCGCGCAATGCCCCCTGCACGCCACGCCATGCGGGCCGCATCCTGCACGGTTTGCTCTACCTTCGGTTCTACCAGGCAGCTGCCGCAGCGCAGATCATTGCCAAACCATGACACAATCAGCGACACAGATGTCACATGCGGCAACTCCCCCCGCATCTGCTGCAGGCTGGTTGCAAAATCCGCTTTACCTGAAGGGGAGTTCACATTGACGCTCCGGCTGATCCCCGGGCCATCCGCGTAATGCAGTGCGGTGGTGGCTAGCGCATATTCGCCGGTGCCGGGCATCATCGCCACGGCCTGCACGGCGCGGGCAAGGTCAATGGTACTCTCGGCAAAGGCACCTTGTGCAGGGCGGATCACCTCAAACGTCATTTGCGGCACGCGGTTGCCAAAGCGTGAAATATCAAGGTCTTCGATCACCACATAGGCAATCCCGCGGTACGCTGGCGCATTGCCCGTACCCTCCACCGCCTCGATCTTCGGGTCCGGCACCTGGCTTTGCGTCCCGCGATAGATCCGCAAGTTGATGCTGTCGGGGTCAATCTCCACCCCGTCTGCCCAGATCCGTCCAATCGACGAAATCTCTCCCTCGCACAAGGCAACGGCAAAGCTGACGGTGTAGGAATAGCTGGTCGCGCGCGGTTTGGGCGCACCCTTGCCGCCGCCCGATGTGGTGCTGTTTTCTTTAAACTGGGTGGCCCAGATCACCTGCCCCGCAACCCGCATCCGCCCGTAAACCTGCGGCACCGCGGCCCCCTCGGCGGCACCAGTCAAGCGGAACCGCTCCACCCGGCCCGTCTCCACAGCCTCCGACCCCGCCCCCATCAGGCGCTGGTCGATCATGCGGCCCAAGGTTGCCCCAACAGCGCGGCCAATGACTGCCCCCGACAGGCCCAAAACCGTGCCCCCAAATCCCGCCCCGGCGGCGGCTCCAACAGCTGACAGCAAAATCGTCGCCATTCACAGCACTCCTTTATGGAAATTCAAACCGCGCCACGACGCGCCGCGCCCAAGGCTCTGACAATGGGCTTTCAATAACCCCATGCCCCGTATAGGCATGGATAAAGCTGGGCGCGGGCGCCACAGCCCCCGCAATCCCCAGATGTTTTGCAACACTTCCCGCCCGCATCCGAAACAACAGCACATCGCCGGGGGCGGCCTGCGCCAAAGGTTTGGGCCGCAACCAGCGAAGGGCGGCCCGCAACAACACCTCATCGCGCCCCGGTTCGGACCAATCGGGCGTATAAGCCGGCACCTCCTCCGGCTCCGGCCCGCGCAGCACGCGCCAAATGCCCCGCAACAGGCCAAGGCAATCCGTTCCCGCCCCTTTGCGGCTGGCCTGATGCACATAAGGCGTGCCAATCCAACCCCGCGCCTCTGCCACAACACGCATCTGCTGCGGCGTCATCGCACCAAACTCCCGCCCGTGTTGATTTGGCTGGAAACGGGATAGGACGTCAGCCAATCATCCCCTGGAATATCGGGAAACCCCCGGAAGTTCAGGAAGTTGGCAAACTTGAAGCTGCATGTCTCGCCGCGCTTGTCGCACCCCGCCTCCAACCGCAGTATATCGCCTGCGGCCAAAGCGGGCCCGATCTGCTGCCACAGCTCGATCATCCGCTGCCCGTCTTGCATCCGGTCATTCTTGATGATGCCAACCACACCTTGCGCCGCACCAGACACAACGATCAGCCGCCCCTTTTCAAACCAGCGGGCCTCAAAACCCGAGAGCGTGGCAAAACGGAAAACCCGGTTTTCCGTCACACTTTCCAAGGCAAGTTCATGCGAAAACCCCGGAAGCGACAGGTCAATCCCACAGTTCGCATCACCCAGAACGGCGGCGCAACTGCGCTGAAACGCACGGCCTTGCGGTTGGTTCAGCGTCTCGGTCAAACCGCGTAATTCGGCCTGAAACGCCCCGCCTGCGCGCGCAATCTCTCCGATCGTGCCGCGAAACGTAAGCGCGCGCTCCTCGGGGTTGGCCCAGTTCACCTGCCAGCCCACAAGCCCCGCCCCATCAAAACGCCCCGCCAGAATATCGGCCTCCGTCACGGCCAGATCCGACAGCGCGCCCATGGCTTCAGTGTTGTCCACCGACAGGCCCGTGGTCTGCTGCAAAGCACGCGCAGTCAGCCCCGTTTCCGCCTTGTAAACCCGGCCTGCAAAGGCCAGATCGCGGTCGTGGTCGGTAAAACCAAACCAAATCCCGTCCTTGCGCCGAATTTCCCAGGCGTGGCAAACGGTCGTCGCCCCTCTTTCCAGATGCGCAAAAAGCCCCTCACGCCCGGTGCTGATAACCGCCATCACACCCGCACCTCCACCACCGGCACCGACGGCACATCGCCTGCCTTGAAGGACGCGACCGAGGTTTGAATGCGGTCGGTATCAAACCGCACCGGCACGTCAAACTCATAGCCCGCCGTAATCCGCACCCCCTCATCCGGGGGGGTTGGAAACGTTATCAGCCCGGTGTTGGTGTCGATATCGAACTCAATCGTTTCCACCTTGGGATCGCCCGAAATCGCCACCAGAACGGTGCCCAAAACCGGCTTCACCACCGGGCGGGTATAGCTTTGCGCGCCAGACACATAGGTCTTGGACAAGGAAAACGTCAACCGCGCGCCATCACCGATCCCGATGATCTGATCCATCGCATCCGGCACTTTCGACGGCAGGCAGGATTTGAAATCCGACCAGTCCTTCCAGCGGAAGCCAAACAATTGCCCGCGCCGCGCCTCAAAAAACGCGATCAGCGCTTCCACATCGTCCAGACTCCGCAAACTCACCCCCGCGTCATAGCGGCGGCGCGAATGCGCCCAAGGTGTGTTGCGTTCCTCAAACCCGTTGGCCAGCGTCACAATCTCGGTGCGCCGCTCCGGCCCGCCGACCGACCCAAAGCTCAGGTTCGCCGGAAAGCGTATGTCATGAAAACCCATTTCCGCCCCCTATCTGTTCCGCTGCCCGCGTGACAACGCCCGCGCCGCCCCCGCCGCGATCTGGCTTTGGCTGCGTTGAAAACTGCCCACATCGGGGGTTGTGATGTTCATTACCACGGTCACCGGGCGGCCACCGCCCCCCGCCTGCACGCCCAAACGCCCGTCCGCACCGCGCGCCAAGGGCATGATCGCCTCTGGCCCCGCCTCGCCCATCAGGCCCATCCCTCCCCGCATCGCGAAATTCATAGGCGAAGACACCACGCCGCCCTTGGCAAAAGGCATCACCCGGCCTTGGGCAAACGCACCGCCATTGGCAAAAGGCATGACACCACCCAGAACTGAATTGACCCCATTCGCCAGCAAGCCTCCAAGGGCCTTCTGCACCGGCTTCATTGCTATTGAATAAACCGTGTCCATCATCGTCTGCGCTACACCCTTCAATGCATCCGACAGCTTCATCCCATCGAACACCACGCCGTCAAACGCCCGTCGTAGGCCCCCGCCGATGCTGTTCGAAAGCGTGTTCACCTCGCGCCCGGTGAACACCAAACTCTCGCGCATTCGCGCCAATTCGCCGTCAAAGGCCGAAACCATGCCGCCCGCACCGTCAAGCGATGCCTCCAACGCCGCGATCTGGTCTTCCAATCTCTCAATATCAGCCATCAACAGGCCCCCTTTTTACATCCGGGAAAGCGCGCGCCAAATCCTCCAGGCGCGCGCGGCTTAACGGGGCAGCACTGGCCGCCGACCCCAGCTTCATGCGCAACTCCACCGGGGTCAGCCGCCAGAAATCGCGGGGTTGCATCCCAAGGCCGTGCAGCCCCACCTGCATCAGCCCTGCCCAATCAATCGCCGTCATGCCTCACCCGGCACCGCGAATGCGCGGGCCAGCAGTTCGGCGGCCACCCTTGCTGCTTCCATAGGGCCGCCGCCAATCTCCACGGTCCGCAAATCCGCGGCCGACCCTTGCCACCCGCCGCCCCGCAGCCCCGCCACCAACAGCGCCAGCACATCGCGGGTGGAAAACCGCCCCGCCTCGAACCGTTCCACCAACTCAATCAGCGATCCCGTTTCCAGCACGGCCTCCAACTCTGCCAGCGCCCCCAGCGTCAGCTTGGCCACATGACGCTTGCCATCCAGGCTCACCGCCACTTCGCCCGTCCAAGGGTTCGCCATTACAAAGCCGTGAAGGTCAAAGCGCCCGCTGATGCCATCGTCATCTCATAGGTGGCCTCGCCGTTATGGCTGCCCGCATATTCGATTGACGAAAGCTGAAACGGCCCTTCGACAATACCAAAATCGGGGATAATGACCTGAAATCTAGGGATCTCGCCATCAAAGAAAATCTGGCGTGCCCGCTCATCCGTGCCTGCATCGCGAAACACGCCCGAGCCGGAAATCGACGCGGTCTT